GGAATTTTAGTGGTTTCTCTGATTACATTGTCTGGCTTCTAGGACAGTTAGAAAGATGATGTCTATTCAAAGAGCTGCTCAAATTAACCGACAATTTGACTACATGTCAATTAAAGAACTGTGGATGGCGAAATTTCCATTGCATAAACCCGGTGATTGTTTGGATATGTTTAAAAATGGTGATTACACTGGACCAACAATGGGATGTATCCAAAAAACAAAAGCTTCAAAGAAAAATACAATTTTCCACATCAAGTCTGACTTTAATTCCACTGAATATGACGAACCTCCAATTAGCGGATTTAAAATGTTTACTCAACATTGCTGCCAACGTATAGATGAACATTTCTGTGGAGCCCTTCACCCTGTGATTAGTAATATTGAATTTGAGCATAATCAATTAAAAACTAGACCACAAGTGGCATCAGAGCTTAATCTGTTCATTCCATGTGGAATTAAAAATTTAAAAATAGAAAGTGGAGAAAAATCAACATGGATTGTTGGAACAAAATTTCGAAAGTGTATGTGTTTGAAACCAGTGATAGTGGCAGCAACAATAATTGGAACACCAATAAATAAAAATTTGATCACATTTTGTTCATCTGACTATATTCAAGTTATAGTTAATAGAAATAGAGAAGGATCATGTGGTATATGTATGGGAAATGTTTCAACATATGAAGCTTGTGGAAATTGGACTAACGAAACATGGGGAGAGGAATTTAGCTTAGACTTAAAATTATGTTATAAGTGCACGCCCGTTGCATTTATATTTTCATTAATGATGAGTACCGGACATAAACCATACGTCAGTAAGAAACAATTTGAAGAAAATAGAAGAAAGTGGGAAAGAGTCTTAAATTACAAAATCTGTAAAGAAAATCTTGACTCACATTTAGCTTGTGCTAACCACGAAAATGTTTATAAATCAATAAAAAAATATGAGTTCTTCGATTCGGTTTGGGTGTACCACTTGGCAAACAGCTCTTGGGTTCGAGATTTAACTAGAGAATGCATTGAATCTAACCCTGGACCAAACTATATACAGCTCCTCAATGAGCATTCTCAAAGATATGGATTTGTACAGCCTACATATGAGATAATAGCTGTGGTTAGTGACGGACATCATTCTTACCAATGCACATGTTACTATAAAGATATGAAAACACAATCAACTGGACCGTCAAAGAAAAACGCTAAACATCAAGCTGCAGAACAAATGTTCAGACATCAATGTTTCTAATTTCCTTGTTGCAGCAAGGATGACTAGTGCATTCAATGTATGATTAGCGACCTATCATATACCC